ATGAAACCGCATACTCACCATGATAATGAGGATGTTGAAGTAGAGAGTGAAGAAAAGCAGAATGGTGAAGAAATTGAGGTTGATGAAGAACGCCTGCCTTCACAGGCGATGGCCACTCATGAAGTGATTCGCCAGGAAGGCGAGAAAGAGCTGGAGCGCGATGCCATGGCGCTATTATGGTCAGCAATTGCCGCCGGGCTTTCGATGGGCGCCTCGCTGGTCGCCAAAGGCATCTTCCATGTCCATCTGAGCGAACTTCCCGGCGGCTTCTTGCTGGAAAATCTTGGTTATACCTTTGGTTTTGTGATCGTCATTCTCGCTCGCCAACAGCTGTTTACCGAGAATACAGTCACCGCCGTCCTGCCTATTATGCATAAACCCACGCTCGGCAATATCGGCCTGCTGTTACGTTTATGGGGGATTGTTCTGGCAGGTAACTTAATCGGGACCGCTATCGCGGCCTGGGCGTTCGATGTTATGCCTGTGTTCGATGAGCCTACTCGCGAAGCCTTTCTTAAAATTAGCCTGAAGGTGATGCAAAACCCGCCGCTGGAGATGTTTGCCAATGCGATTATTTCCGGTTGGCTGGTCGCCACTATGGTGTGGATGTTTCCTGCCGCAGGTTCTGCAAAGATTGTCGTCATCATTCTGATGACCTGGCTTATCGCCCTCGCTGACACCACGCATATTGTGGTTGGCAGCGTCGAGATTTTCTACCTGGTATTTAATGGGACGCTATCGTGGCAGGAATTTATCTGGCCTTTTGCTCTGCCAACGCTTGCCGGCAACATATGCGGCGGGACCTTTATTTTCGCTTTATTAAGCCATGCCCAGATTCGCAATGACATGAGTCACGAGAAGAAAGCTCGTGCAGCCGAGGAGGCAAAAAGGCGCTAAATGGCTATAGATTAAGCAGTTGGCCTGTACAAGCTTAACGAGCGCCGAAAATAACGCTATAATCCCGGCGCTTCGTCCCCTTAGTTAAATGGATATAAATTTAAAATAATACAACTTAATGTTTTTATTGAATTTATATCCATTTTTATTTTTATTTAAGTACACAAATATGTACACAAAATCTTTTTCTAAAAGTCAGATTACAGGGCTATCGTCCTGCCTCAAGTCGTTGATCGCGTGCGTAGCCACCCCCAATACTTCAACATCTTCCATCGCCTCCCCCTCTATACTTTCCCCTTCCACTGTAATGAACGAATTCCCCATGAGCTTTGCAAATTGCAGATCACCTGCACAACGGATAAGTACAACGCTTCCCTGCGTCACTTTTAGCGACAAATCGAGAACGACATAGCCGCGATCAGTCTCTATAACCTGAGAGTTCGCGCCAATGTTGCACGCAG